AAAACCGATTATTGAGGCAATCGAGCAAACGCTCAGTATGAAAAACATTTTGCCGCGAGGCCGATACGTCGAATTCGACGTTTCGGCGTATTTGGGCGAAAACGGCATGGCCTACGACGAGACACCGAACGCAAGCGACGGCAACGGAACGGCCGGTGGTGCGCCCAACGTCGCGGGCGTGCCACCGGTTGCACTCGGGAGGTAAACCATGCCGTATTTCATCACCGACGAGCACGAGGAATGCGGCGGTTGGGCCGTCATCAAACAAGACGGCGAACTAATCGGTTGCCATTTGACCAAACAAGATGCCATTGAACAAATGGTGGCGGTATCAAACGAGGAGGGCGTGGCACCGGGCGGCGAATTGCCCGAGCTCGAGGACGAAAACGGTATGGAATCCACCAAACCAACGTCCGCCGCCGCCTATGATTTGGGCATGATTCGTTTCACCGCGTCACCCGTCGCATTGCAAGCCGCCAAAGACGGCGAGGGCAAACGCGAAATTATGGGCGTGGCCGCCCCGTACAACGTCGAGGCGACAGTCTCGGACGGCACCACCGTAAAATTTCTCCCCGGTTCGTTGCCGGTGGGCGGCCCCGCCCCCAAGCTCATTCAAAACCACGATTTGACGGCCGCAATCGGCGTTGTAACCGAGCGCGTCGAGGACGAAAACGGAATGTATTTCGTTGCCCGCATTTCCAAGACGGCGGCCGGTAATGACGCGCTCGAGCTCGCAAAAGACGGCGTGCTTGACGCGGTGAGCGTGGGCGCGGAACCGATAACGGCCGAATACGACGAAAACGGCACGTTGGTGATTGCACAAGCACGTTGGGTTGAACTATCGTTGGTGCCGTTGGGGGCGTTCCCTCAAGCAATGGTTACACAAGTAGCGGCGACAAAACCAAAGGAAAAAGAAACCATGAGCGAAATCAAAACCGAAAGCAAGGTTGAAACCGTCGCGGCCGAGGCACCCGCCCCGGCACCGTCCGCACCCGTGTGGGCCGCCGCCAAGAGCGAGCGCGAATTCCCGATGCCAACCGCCGCCGAGTACCTCGCCGCGTTCCACGCGGGTGGTCAGACGTGGGCGAACGTGAACGCGGCGTACAAGCAGAACGTCACCAAAAAGCAAACCGCGATTCAGGCCGCGCTAGCTCAGGACCTCACCACCGACACCCCGGGCCTTTTGCCCACGCCGGTGCTCGGTCCGGTGTTCGTAGGCAAGTCCTACGTTGCCCCGTTCCTCACCGAGGTTGGGACTCGAGCAATGCCGAACGGCAACGGTAAGTCGTTCATTCGTCCGACGTTCTCGCAATACACCTCTCAGGCCACTCAGACCGAGGGCCAAGCGGTGTCAAGCACCAAGGCAATCATTGCCTCCAATTCGGTGACGCGCACCACGATTGCGGGCGGCGTGTTCATTTCGCAACAGGACATTGATTTCACCGACCCGGCCGCCTTGTCCGCCATTCTCGATGACCTCGCGGGTGAGTACCTCATCAAGGCCGATGACGTGGCGGTGGACGCTTGCGTGTCCGGCTCAACGAACCTCGGACAGTGGGACGGGACCCCGGAGGATTTCATTCTCTTCATGTACGGCGCGGCCCGCGACATTTCCAACGGCACGAACCTTTTCCCGACGCACCTCGTCATGGGACCGGACACGTGGGCCAAGATTGGTTCGCTCGTGGATTCCACCAAGCGACCGGTGTTCCCGGCGATTGGCTCGCCCAACCTCATGGGTTTCAACACCCTTGGCGCGGGTGACGTGACCAATTGGACCACCACCAACCCGTTGGGCCTCCGCACAATCGTGGACTCGAACGTGGCCGCCAAAACCATGGTGGTGTTCCACGGTCCCGGCATGGAGATTTACCAGAACGTGCGCGGAATCATGACGAAAGAGGACCCCGAATTGTTGGGCCGCAATTTCACCTACTACGGGTACCTCGCAACGTTCATTCCCAAGGCCACGTTGTTGCAAAAGATTACTTGGGCGTAGGGGTGGGGCCGCATGGCGGCATACACAATCACGTCCAAGCAATTGACCGCCAACTACGCGGTTTTGCAAACGCTCACAACTAACGAAATCGTTCCCGGCCAATCCGTCACCGTTTCCGGGTTGGCCGGGTTTAACGGCACGTACACGGTGGTGGATTGCCCCCAATACGCGTTCATTGGCACCAACACGGCCGGTGACTTGGTGTTTGACGATTCCGTGCTCATACCCAACCAAGTGTTGTTTGCCCTCACCGGTAGCGACGTGGACCGCACGGCGGCCTCCGGCACTATCACTTACACGCTCACGTGCACGTGGATAACCAAGGCGGACGTTGAGGATTGGTTGGGGTTCACCGTCACCGTTCCCTCGAGCGACGATGACCTATTGACAATCGCGGTAGCCGCCTCCAACGCGTATTGCTACCGCAAACGGCAAGAGGCCGGCTATTTTGACTCGCTTACCACCGTGCCCTCGCAAGACGTGCGCCTAGGCGCAATTATGTACGGCGGCGCGTTGTACCGAGAACGCGGCTCAATTGACCAATACGCCTCATTTGACCCGTTGGCCACCGGCACCCCAACCGGGGGCTCAATGGGCCAAATCATGCGACTACTCGGGGTGAACAGGCCCGCTATCGCATGACCGCCACCATTAACGCGTTCAAGCTCGGTTACGACAACGTAGTGGACAAACTACAAACCATTACCGGGTTGCGCGTGTTTGATGACCCCCGCAACCTCAACCCGCCGTGCGCGTTGGTGGACGCACCCACCATTCGAATGAATAGCAACCTCGTGTTTGACATGACGTTTACCGTAAAAATCATTGGCATAGGCCCGGGCGATTACAAATGCTTGTCCCAATTGCTCGAGCTCGCGGATTTGGTGCGCCGCGCGCAAATCGGCCTCACGGACGTTCGGCCCGCCGTCACCACCATAGGTTCGCAAGAATTCGCTAGTTACGAGCTCACAATCGGGGCTAAAATCGGGCCATGAGCACGTACACCGTCACGCACGCATTCTCGGACAAAGTACCGGGCGACAAAATCGGGGCCGCCGAATTATCGGAGGCCGACATTGCCTATTTGTCGCAAACCGGTGCGATTGTGTCCGACAATGACGTGAACGACACCCCTAAGCGTGCTAGAAAAGTACCAACGAAAAGCGAGGACTAAACCATGGCAATGCCACAAACCGTCTATTACTCCGCCCCCGAGGTGAAAATCGGTGCCTCGTCCGGCTCGTCCGTGGACCTCTCCGAATTCGCCAAGAGCGCGGTCCTCACGCGTCAGGCCGACGCGCTCGAGAGCTCAAGCATGGCAAGCCGCGACCGGTTCTATCAAGCCGGTATGAATTCAAACCAATTCGTTGTCACGTTCAATCAGTCATACGAAACAACCGAGGTGTACGCCACCCTCGCGCCGCTCGTGGGCACGCAATGCTACGTCGAGTGCACCCCGGTGGACGGAACGAGCGTTAGCGCAACCAACCCCAAATTCAGTCTCACCAACACCTATTTGGAGGCAATGGACGTGTTGGCCGCCAACCTCGGTGAATTGGGCGAGGTCCAATTGACATTCACCGGTGGCACCTATGCCGCCGCAACCTCGTAACACGCGGGTGATTGGCTAGCGACGTGCAAATTAAATGGCAAATCCCGTTCGCGGGAGAAACCGTGGAAATTGAAACCCGGTTTATTGACGTGCTCAATTGGGAACGGCACACCAAACGTTCAATGTCCCAATTGGCGAGCGACCTACGCGGACAAGACATGGTGATTTTGACGTGGTACGCGTTGCAACGCGTCAAACACCCCAAGGCCAATTTGTCGCTCACCGACTACGAAAACGCGCTCGAGGGCGCACCCACACCCGTAGAAACGGGGCCAACAAACCCTACGGAGGCGGCTACCGCCGCCGACTAGCCGAAATCGTGGTGGCAACCGGGTGGTGGCCGCCAAACGTGGAATTTGACGAGTACGACATGGCTACGGTGGTGGACGTGATAGACAAACAAAACCGCGCCATAGAACGAGCAAACCGTGCCCGTTGATTTGCAAGTGGGCGTGGTCGGCCTCAAAGACGCGTTAAAAACGTTGAACAAAACCGCGCCCGCGTTGCGCCGCGAAATAACGAAAGATTACAAACAAATTGTTGAGCCTCTCATCAAGGCCGCGCAACAAATAACCCCCACAATTGGCCCGGTGTCCGGTATGGACCGTAGCGGTTGGCGTTACGCGTCAGGGTGGGAGGTGTTGCCTCCGTCGGGGTGGAACGGCACCAAGGCCCAAAAAGCATTCAAAGCGAAAATAAGCACGCGCCGCGTAAAAGAATTTCGGGGCACGCTCGAGAACGTGGGCACGTTTCGCATGGTGTGGACCGGGATTGCAAACACGGTGTTTGACATGGCGGGCCGCCAATCGTCCGGCAACCGGGACGTGTTTAGCCGCGTCGGTTCGCATGGCCGGCGCGTAGGCACCGTGGGCGGCCCCAATCTCATTGCGGTGTTGCGCGGCCGCTACGGTTCGGCCTCCCGTACCGTGTGGCCCGCCTACGAAAAAAACAAAAACGAGCTTGACGTGGAAATGACCAAATTGGTTGAGCGCGTCATGCGCGAGGTGCAAAACGAGCTAAACAAGCCCGCGTGACCGTTTAGGATTGTCGCATGGCCGTATCCCTACCAATCGTTAGCGAATTTGACGGCAAAGGCATTTCCAAGGCAATTGCGGAATTCAAACAATTGGAGGGTGCCGGGGCAAAGGCCCAATTTGCGTTGAAAAAAGCGGTGGTGCCTGCCACGGCCGCAATAGCCGGGTTGGCGGCCGGGTTGGGTTCCGCCACCAAGGCGGCAATGGAGGACGCGGACGCGCAAGACAAATTGGCGGGCGTTTTGCGCCGGTCCGCAATGGCCACCGACGAGGACATAGCCGCCACCGAGGCGTTCATTTCCGCACAATCACGCTTGACGGCAACGGCCGACGACGAGCTACGGCCCGCGTTGCAACAATTGGT